AGGGACGGCAGAAGATCCGTGTAGCGAGTAGCGATCCTGTTGGCAGCCATGCGCTGCCGGTGCAGGTGCTGGGCGGTGCGTTGGGCACGCAGCCGGTGAGCGGCACCGTTACCGCCAACATCGGCACCGGCACCGTCGCAGCCGTCACCGCTGCCAACCTGGCGCTGCCGGGCATCGTCGCGGATGTGGCCTCCGCTGCGCTGGCGACCACCACGACCACGGCGGCATTCACACCGACGTTTGGCACCAGCTACAGCGTCAGCATCCCGGTCACTGCAGTCAGCGGCACCACGCCAACGCTGGACGTGGCGATTGAAGAATCTGACGATTCGGGCACAAACTGGTTCAAGGTCTACGACTTCCCGAGGATTACGGGCACAGGCATCTACCGCTCACCGCTGATCAGGATTGTCGGCAACCGGGTGCGCTATGTGCAAACCGTGGGCGGCGGCAGCCCGAGCTTCACCAGGGCGATCAACCGTCTGCAGAACAGCAACAGCTCCGAAGCCGTGCGCCAGCTGATCGACCGCTCGATCGTGCTGACCACGCTCAACAGCACCACGCCAAGCCTCGATACCAGGGACGCAGGCAACCGCGCCCAGCTGGTGGTCAACGTCGGCGCAATCACCACCACGGCACCAGCGCTGCAGATGGAGGGCTCCGACGACAACGGCGCCAGCTGGTACGCAATCGGCACCCCGCTCACCGCTGTGGCCAGCTCCACGGTGCAGCTGACAGTGGTGGACATCAACGCTGCACTGATGCGCGTCAGGGTGAGCACCGCCGGCTCAGGCGTCACGAGCGGTTACGTGATGATCAAGGCGCACGACTGATGGAGTACACACTATTCTTTCCTGCTGATTCCAGCGGCTACGTGGAGCACCCGACCATCGGCGGTACTGCAATCGTCTACCGTACTGTTAATCTATAGACGTCTAAGTAGTACACAACCGTGCCCGAAGAACAGCAAGCAGTAGCCGCTCCCGTGGAGCCAACTGCCCCTCAGCCTGTGGCTGGTAGCTCCGATCTGGCCGCCCAACTCGACGCGCTTCGTGCGAAAAACCAAGAACTGATTGCCGAGCGCCGCAAAGACCGCGAAAACCGCGAAGCCCTCCAACAGCAACTCGACGAAATTCGCGCCAGTCAAGAACAAGCCAAAACCGCCAAACTTGCCGAATCCGGCGAATACCGAACCCTCTGGGAAGAAGCCCAACAAACCGTCTCCGACCTCAAACAACAACTCGCCACCAAAGAATCCGAAGTCGAGCAAATCCGCCAAGGCTTCACCCAAGAACAACTCCGCGCCAGTGCAATCGGCCAACTTTCCCAGTCCGGTGCATTGGCGCCCGATCAGCTGTATCGTCTATTGCAGGAGAACCTTCGCGCCAAAGACGGAAAGCCTGTGGCTTATGTCGGCGGCGTAGAAGTTCCGATTGGCGAATACATCGCCAACCTTAAAAACCCCGGCAGCGGCTACGAGCATCATTTTGCAGCCACGAACCGCGCCGGCATGGGTGTAGCAGGTAGTGCCCGCTCCACCGCCCTCCCCGGCCAAGCCAACCCCTGGTCTAAGGACGGCTGGAACATCACTCAGCAAATGATGATGCTCTCCACCGACCCCGACAAAGCCAGGCTCCTTCGCGCCGAAGCCGGCCTCAACTAGCCCCTGTGGGGCACCTCCCCAACCCTGACTCCACTGGAGCTATCCCATGTCTTCCTTTACCGGAAACTACGGCTCAACTTCGACGTTCCTGTCGAACCTTGTCGCCCGCCCCGAGTTCCTGCAGTACACCGCCGAGGGCATCTTCGAGCAATCGAAGTGGGTCCAGAGCGGCATCGTGCAGCGCAACGCTGCCCTTGACGCCCGTGCCGGCGGCACCCGCGTGCGCGTCCCCTTCTTCGACCCCATCGCCCCGACTGAGACCCAGATCCTCAGCAACAACACCTGGGGCGGTGGCAGCGGCTTCCTCGTTCCCCAGAACGTGACGGCCGACGAGCAGATCATGACGATCCTGCACCGTGGCTTCGCCTACGCCGCTGACGACCTCAGCAAGCTGGGCTCTGGCGCCGATCCACTGGCCCACGTCCGCAATCAGCTGACCGCCGCCATCAACAAGCTGAAGACCGCCACCCTGGCAAACCAACTGCTGGGCCTGTTCGGCGGCATCAGCGGCGCCGGCGTGCTGGGCGCCAACCAGACCAACCGGACGTTCGCTGGCGTCCCCGGCTCCATGACGGAAGCCAACTTCCTGAACGTGGCCAACGTGGTGGCCGCCAAGGCCAAGCTTGGTGAGCGGAGCGACAACCTCGACTCCATCGCCATGCACTCCAACGTGGCGCACTACCTGCAGCAAGTCGGGATGCTGACCTTCAGCACCTCGGCCCTCTCCACCGGCGGCTCCGTCGTCTGGGGCGGCGGCGGTGTTGGCGTGACTCAAACCGAGGCCGCCTATTTCGCCGGCCTGCGCGTGGTGATTGACGACCAGCTGACCTTCCTGACCGGCGGCACCTCCACCCACGCGGTGAAGTACCCCGTGTATATGTTCGCCTCCGGCGTCGTGTCCGAGGGCATCCAGCAGGATCTGCGTCTGGCCGCCGACCGCAACATCCTCTCCATGCAGGATGTGCTGGCCGTGGATTACCACTACGGCTACCACGTCACTGGTACCAAGTGGAACGTTGCCGGCGACAACCCGACCAACGCTGCCACCACCGGCAACCTGGGCGACACCGCCAGCTGGAGCCTCGTCTACAGCGCCGCCAAGCAGGTGCCCATCTGCCGCCTGCTGGTCAACACGCCGTTTGACACCACCGCATACTGATTTATCAGTACAGCGGTACAAATATGGCCCCCATTACGGGGGCCTTTTTTACTATCAAAGTTCGCCTACTCGCACCCTCTCCTGCAACTGAAACACTTCCGGCGTGTTCATCGTCATCTTGTAAGACTGTAGGAACAGCTGCGTAACCACAGCAAGGCTGACCTGGAGCCGCGTAGAAATCTCCTGCGTACCCAGTCCCTCCTCGACCTGCAGCCGCCGCACCTCCAGCGCCACCTCCTCCAACTTCCTCACTGCATTACCAGGCAATGCAGAATTTTCTTTCTGGGCCTCGGCTTCTACGCTGGCCTCAGTTGACTTGCGAGCGGGCATGAGCATGGTACGTCTCTACGTGTTACAGGATAATCGCCACTGGCACGAGGATGTCCCCTACGGCCAACACCTAGAACGCGCCGCCGACATCGAACTGGAGGGCGGCACCGTCTATCACGCCAGCATCCTGCCCAAAACAAGCACCCGCCCCACGCGCAGTAGACTCAAACAAAGGCTTTATTGACCGTGCCTGCAGTCGTTGACGCCACTCTTAGCGGAGCCTCGGCTAACAGCTACGTAACGCTGGCTGCTGCCGATACCTACTTCGAGACCGTCCCCGACAGCAGCGACTGGACCGGCAAAAGCACCGACGCCAAAAACCGCGCCCTCATCTCCGCCACCCGCTGGATCGACGGCCTCAGCTTCTACGGCGACCGCTGCACCACCACCCAAGCCCTGAAGTGGCCCCGCGACAACTACACCGTCGATGACGTTGACCTCGCCTGCAGTTTGATCCCCGAAGGCGTCAAGGTTGCTACCTACGAACTCGCCCGCGCCCTTGCCAACGACACCAACGCCATCACCGGCAGCACTGGCACAACCGGCATCTACGACGAGGTGAAACTGGGCGACCTCCAAGTCAAGTACAAATCCAGCTCCACCACCTCCGGCGTCATCAACAACGTCTTCGACGTCTACCCCTGGCTCCAGTCCTACCTCGGCCCCTACTGCCAATCCGGCGCCGCCAACTACGCCGTCCGCCTGCTGAGAGGTTGACATGAGCCTCATCGACACCACCTTCGCCCCCATCCCCGGCCCGCTTTTGACGGACTGGGGCTCCGACATTACCTACATCAAGGCCGCCACAACCGAAACCTACAGCCCGACAACCGGCCTAGTAAGCGGCGCCGAAGTCTCCTTCACAGTCCGCGCCATCATCACCCAAGTCAACCCCGAAGAGTTCGACAGCACTTACCAAACCACCGACCTCAAACTCATCATCGGCAACACCGAGCTTGGTACATACGCCCCCAGCATCCGCGACCGCATCGAATACACCGACAACAGCACTACGAAAACCGCCCGCATCATCAACGTCAAAACAGTACGCGGCGACTCCCCCATCTACCACACCCTCATTGCGAGGCCCCAATAATGGCGAGAGCTAGAAACGGTTTCATACAACTAGCCGAAAAACTAGAAGCCGGATTTTTAGCCCCGTTCATTCTGGGCGTGGCACGATCTGCACAGGGAGTTGTGAAAGACCTCCAAGAGCTGGGGCCTACTTGGTCAGGAGAATTCGCAAACTCATGGGAGATCGCTAGTTCCAGTAAGGTCACTAGCGGCAGCGGTGCCCCTGGTGCGCCTCAACGCTTACTCGCGCCCATACTCACAGTAAGCGAGTACAAGTTCAAGCCCGAAGTAAAATACTACATTGCTAACAAAGCTCCTCACGCAGATGTAGCCCTGGATCTAGCTCCCTACATACCCGAGCTGGATAAAAACGTAGATTTCGGCAATCCGCAAAAAGGCAACAAGCGCCGTTACGGATTCCGTCCTGAGGGCGGCCGACGTGGTGAACTGAGCGGCTCTGGCCCCAACAGTGCCAGCGCACCTCTTGATTGGTACGCCAGATACGTCCGAGGGGGCCGCCTTGACAAAACAATAAGCGTTTACATGGACCAAGCTCTGCGGAACGTAAAACTATGAACTACCAAAACATCCGCGCCGTATTCGAGGCCCCGCTACTGACGGCATACAACACGCTGGTGCCATCCGTCCCGGTGTACTTCGACAACGTGATGAACGACGGCGCCGACAGCGCCGAGGAGTTTGTCCA